AGGGGGGTGGGTATCGACGCTTGTCGATTGGGACCCTTGATCCCGCACGTCCCATGGCGATATTTTTCCGCACGCCTGTGAGGGGTTTTGCAGGTGTGTTCCTACAGGTCAGGAGGTGTCCACGTATGTCCTATGAAGACTTCACCATGGAAGATGCCGAAAAGACCGGTGACCGGAAGATCATGCTGCTTGTTATGCGTCGGCTACTCGCCAGCTCCCTTGACAACGCAGGTTCAGACCGAGTAGCGGCAATTGCCGGTCGCCTGCAAGACGTGATCCGTGAACTTGAGGACATGGGCGCAGGAGCCCCGAAGAGTGATAACGGGGACTTTGACAAATACGGGTTCTAAGGAGGGCCGTAATGCTCTCCACAAAGGACCGACTCCCTACTGATCAGCCCCGAATCGGCGCGCAGATTCCCAACATCTACATCAAAAAGTCGTACACCGTGACCAAGGGCGATGCGGCTATTCAGTTTCTTAACAACGAAGCTGGAATGTTCTTTGCACCGTGGCAAGAAATGATTCTTCGCGACTGGCTCGCGACAGAAATTGTGGACGGTGAAGAACTCTGGGCACACATGGACTGTTGTCTTGTGGTTGCCCGACAGGAAGGCAAGTCAGAGCTTATCGTTGCAAGGCTCCTTGTCTTTATGTACCTTGAAAAGGGCGAACTTGCCGTTTACAGCTCCCACCGTATTGACTCCTCGGTGGCTATCTACAAACGTATGCGGCACATCATCAACAACAGCCCGTCACTCAAAGCGCGTACAAAGAAGATGCGTACACGTAAGGGTGACCCTGAGACTGTTGGCGCTGGGACAATCGGCCGTGAGTCCTTTGAGACTCTGCCTGATCCTAACGATCCTGAACAGAAGGTTTCCCGCGTTGAGTTCCGTACTCGCAAGGCAGACGGCGGCCGTGGTTTTACTGCACAGCTTCTCATCCTAGATGAGGCTGCGGTTATGACTCACGAGTTTGCCGAAGCCGTGCGACCTACACTTGCGGCTCTTGGCAACCCACAGATTATCGCTGCGGGTTCTGCCGGTAACGAGAAGTCCGAACACTTCGGAGCGCTCCGTAACAAAGCCCTGAGCGATGATCCGGGCGACATGTGCTGGCACGAGTGGTCCGTGATCCTTTGTGATGACTACTGTGAAGACGAGTGCGACGAACACCCGCAGTGGGACGACGAAGAGACTTGGTATCTCACGAACCCCACGCTTGGTTTCAAGCATAAGAACGGCAAAGGCAAGACAATGCGGTTCCTACGCTCTGAACTTGGCAAGGGTGAAGCGTACTTCCAACGTGAGTATCTGTCCGTGGGTCGGTGGCCTCAGGAACTTGACGAGTTCGGGGTAATCAAAAAGGACCCGTGGAACGGTGCCGATGCTGATCTTAACCAGCTTGGGCTAGAACAACATGGACGCGTTGTCTTTTGCGTACAACTAGCACATGACATGCGTGAAGCCGTGATCACCGTAGCTGGGTACACCGATGATACAAAGACAGATATCCTAGCTGAGATTGTGGACACCGATGACGGACTTAACTTCAGGTCCGGTACACAATGGGTAGTCCCGGAGCTACGGCGTCTTTGCACTAAAACTAAGCCTTATGCCATCATTGTTGATGCCAAGGGTCAGGGTGCAACAAACCTGATCGAAGCCATCAAACGTGACAAGGGAATCAAATGCAAGGTTCTTAGCCCAACACCCCACGAATATGCGGAGTCCTGTGCGGACTACATGGTGGGCGTTACAGGTACAAAGAACGAACCTCGCTCGATTTACCACTATGGACAGGCTGACCTGACCAAGGCTGTTGCGGGTGCTGCAACCCGTAAGCTTGCGGGGCTATGGGCTTGGGCCCGTGCCAACGATTCTTGTAACATCCTTCCGCTTGAAGGCGTGACCCTAGCTGTATGGGGTCTCAAGAAAGCGGCTAAGGAAGCTGTCCTAAACGGTCTGTGGTCGCTAGGACCCGGTACACCTGCAAAGGAGGTGACAACAGAAGATGGGGATTCTTAGTAAGCTGTTCCCGAAGATTGATGAGCGTGCGTTCCAGTGGAACCCGCCTTCCAACAGTTCTATGTACACCTTCGGTTCTCGCGGCTACAATGGGTACTACACTGACAAAGAGCAGACGCCTAACGACTGGCAGACATACATTGATATGCTGTACAAGTCGAGTCCTGTCGTGTACATGGCTGCACAGGCACGCGCTAACCTTTTCAGTGAAATCCGTTTCCAGTGGAAGCCCGTTAACGAGGTCGCCACACAGTTCAATCTTCACGGAACGACTCAGCTTGAGATTCTTGAGAACCCGGCCCCGGGTTGGACCACTAAGGATCTTTGCAAGCGTGCGCTACTCGACGTTGACCTAAGCGGAAACTTCTTCGCTCGCAAGGAAACGAACCTCGCGGGCAAGACCCGTCTACGTCGCCTCCGGCCCGACTGGGTTACCGTTGAACTAACCGCTTCTGCGAACACGTCTATTGAGTACGATATCGATCACTATGCCTACTGGCCTGGTGGGAACATCGGCTCGGACAACGTGGTTCGTATCGAACCGGAAGACATGGTTCATTGGGCACCTGTCCCTGATCCTAACTCTCTGTTCATGGGCATGTCATGGTTGACACCCACAGTGAACGAGGTTCTAGCGGGCAAGTCGGCTAGCCGTCACCTCTACAACTTCTTCAAGAAGGGCGCTCAGCTTGGCATCGTAGCGATGGTCAAGGAAGGCGTTGACGCGTCCATTGAAGACATGCGTATGGCTAAGGATGAGTTTGTCACCGCCCACCGTGGCGCTGAGAACGCGTACGAACCGCTGTTCGTCGGTCCTGCTATTGACCTCAAGGTTTTTCAGAATGACCTGAAGTCTATGGACCTAAGCGCGGTTCGTGCTCACGTGGAAGCACACATCACGGGCGCGGCTGGTGTTCCAGCTGTCATGCTTGGTCTTGCAGAAGGTCAGTCCACTTCGGCGCTTGGAGTTAGCAACCTCAAACCTGCCGTTGAGGGTTTCGTGGATCGTACGATGCGCGACCTCTGGCATTCCTTCTGTGACGCTCTGTCCCATGTGGTTGATCAGCCCCGTGACAAAAACGGCAAGATCATCCCCGGTCGTCGCCTTTGGTACACGGACGCGGACATTTCCGTTCTAAACCGTGACCGCAAGGAAGACGCGGAAATCATGGCGTCCAACATGACTGCGATCATCTCGGCTACCACTAACGGTGCTGACTTCGATAGTGCTAAGCAGGCTGTACAGTCTGGAGACATCAAGAAGCTCAAGCACAACGGTATGTACTCCGTGCAGCTTCAGACTCTTGAACAGATGCAGCAAGACGCTGAAGTCACTAAGACCATGATGGAAGCCATCAACGCGGCTCTTAAGGCTGGCGCTACACAAGAGAGCGCAGTGATAGCCGTGAAAACCAATGACCCGTCGAAGCTGGTGTTTGAAAAGGAACCCGCTGAGACTGAGGATAAAGCTCCTGACAGTCCCAAGGAGAACGAGGAAGAAGCCCCTTCCACTGAGGAGGAACCAGCTACTTCCGAGGAAGATGAAAGTACGGAAGGAGAATGATGACAGACGACGCTATCGAAGGCGAACGCCCTCAGCGCACTGTCGGCTCCGTGACGGACGTTTATCGTTCCGTGAGTGCTGCCCCCTCGTACGTGCGAAGTGAAGACACAGAAGACGGTGACGAAAAGAAGTCGCTTGGTGTTCTGTCTGGACACTTCAGTCGGTTCAACGATGCTTATCGTATCGATGACTGGTGGGAAGGCTCGTTCATGGAACGTGTTGCGCCTGGTGCCTTTAAGGACACCTTCAAGCGCAACGGCACCAACATCAAGGTGATGTTCGAGCACGGGTATGACCCGCAGATTGGCAAGAAGACTCTAGGCAAGCTACGGAAGATCGAAGAGGACAAAGAAGGCGGCTACTACGAAGCCGAGCTTTACAACACTTCGTACAACCGTGACCTTGAAGAGCCGCTTCGAGCTGGTGACTACGGTGCCTCGTTCCGGTTCCGCATTCTCCGACAGGAGATTGACGAGGACCCTGAGCGTACCTCTTGGAACCCTGATGGGCTTCCTGTTAGGACCATCCTAGAAGCGGACGTTATGGAAGTCGGCCCGGTTGTCTGGGGCGCTAACCCTAACGCTACTGCGTCGGTCCGGTCTGCTACAGACTACTACCGACCCCCGAATCTAGCCCGTGAAGGGCTACAGCACAACGAAGTTCGCGAAGCGAAGACAGAGATTGCTAAAGAGATTCCCCAGGAGGCGGAATCTGCTGTCGAAGCCACCGATGACGAAGTGCGACACGAGGAAACTGAAACCGCCCCTGTGGCGGCAGAGGTGACCGAAACTGAGTCCGTTGAAGAGACTCGCAACGAAGAGACCGAGACAACCTCTAATGAGGAAACACGGTCAGACGAAACGTCTAACACAACGGATGACGTTAAACCTGTTAGCACAACGCAGAAAGGAGAGAGTACCAAGATGGCTACTCCTACTGAGCGTCAGGCAGAGCTTGACAAGATCGAAGCTCGTTTCGCCGAGATTGACGCTGAATACCCTACCGCTGAGTACACCGATGAGGTTCAGACCGAAGTGGACGCGCTTCGCGCTTCCGAGGCTGAGCACACCGCAGCCCTTGAGCGCCACAAGGCGAACCAGGAAGCTCTAGCGGCTCGTTCCAAGGCCCGTGAGGAGGCACGTTCCACCGTGCAGACCAACGAGACCCGTTCCACCGAGGGTGGCGCGAAGGTTACTGACCCTGAGGTCTACCGCAAGACGGTTGACGGTAAGGCTGACTCCTACTTTAAGGACCTTTACCGCGCGACCCAGACCTCTGACTACTCTGCCGCTGAGCGCCTTCGTCGTAACGACAAGATGGTTCACGCTGAGCAGGTCCGTGCAGGTATGACCACTGTTGACGGCGCGGGTGGCGAGTTCGTTCCTCCGCTGTGGATGGTCAACCAGTTCCTTGAGCTTTCCCGTGCAGGTCGCGTTACCGCCGACCAGCTTTCCAAGGAAGCCCTTCCGGCTGGTACTGACACGATCCTCCTGCCCAAGATCGCTACCGGTTCTTCGGTTGCGGCTCAGGCGACTCAGAACACGGCGCTGTCCGAGACCGACATTACGACCGGTTCGGTTTCCGCGTCCGTCGAGACCGTTGGTGGTCTCCAGACTGTTTCGCTTCAGCTCCTTGAGCAGTCCCCTGTGAACATTGACTCTGTCGTGTTCCCCGACCTGGTTGCACAGTACGCGGCTGGTCTCGACCAGTTCGTTCTGTCCAACAACGCTGCTGGCAAGCGTGGCCTCCGCTTCGTTTCTGGTGTTCACGCCGTTACCTACACGGACGCTGCCCCCACGGCTCAGGGTCTTTACCCCAAGGTCGCGGACGCTATCCAGCGTATCCACACTCAGCGTTACGCTTCCCCGACTCGGATTGTCATGCACCCGCGTCGTTGGGCGTTCATGCTAACCGCTATGGATGAGGCAGGCCGCCCGCTGGTTGTTCCGGCCGCTAACGCTCCGCAGAACGTCATTGCCACTGTTGGTGGTCTGACGGCTGAGGGCTTCGTCGGTTCGATGCAGGGTCTTCCCGTCTTTGTGGACGCGAACATCCCCACCAACCTTGGCGCTGGCACCAACGAGGACGTTGTTATCGTCCTTAAGGCTGACGACGTTAAGCTCTACGAGGGTGCTCTCCGTACGGAGACCTCTCGCGAGAACCAGTTCAAGAACGCGTCTGTCGTCTTCCGGCTCTACAACTACGCCATGATTCACTCTGAGCGTCAGCCGAAGTCCATCGCGATCATCTCCGGTACCGGTCTGGTTACCCCGACCTTCTAATAGTAATCGTCAGAAAGGAAGACCGATGATTTTCATGACTACAGGCCCCCGTGCTAACACGTGGGTTAACCTAGCTATGTATCGCAGTCTATACGTTGTGTACGGGACTACTTACACTGTATGGGGTCTTCACATCGGATCTAGCACTGTTCCGGTTAGCCTTACTGACGGTTACTCTACTGAGGAAGAGGCTCAGGAAGCCATGCGCCGTATGGTTGCAGGGCTTTCACCTCAGCCCGCTTAAGGAGAGTTCATAATGCAGCATGAGGATCACCTCAAGGGCTTGGAGATTGAACTCTCCTATGCTCGTCGCCTAGGTCTTAAGGAACAGGAAGCCCTTGTTCTGGAACAGATTAAGCTTCTTGAGGGTGAGGAGGGCTCCACTGAGGAGGAGCCTGAACCCGAGGAAGTTGTTGAGGAAGAGGCAAAAGAAATCGAACACAACAACTCTGAGGATGAGGAAGCTTCCGAAAAGGAGCCCGAACCCAAGAAGCGCGGCCCCGGTCGTCCCCGTAAGGACGCAAGCTAGTTAGTAGTTGGGGAGAGTCCTCTGTGGCTCTCCCCTCACTCTGAAAGGAGGCCGTATGGTTGATCTTACTGAGTACGTTGACCTTGAGACTATGAAAAGCTACGTAGGCGACGTGCTAGACGGCGTGACTGTCCCTATGGACGACACGCTACTACAGTCCGCTATCGACAGTGCCTCCCGAGAAGTTGACCGACGTGCGAAGCGGTACTTCGGGAAGTTTGAGGACGCCACCGAACGTGAGTTTACTTGCTACGGTGACGGACTGCTTCTCGTGGACGACTTCTATACCACGGATGGACTACTGATTGACGGCGTGGCTCTTGACACGGACACGCAGAAGTTGATTCCACGTAACGGCGTTAAGGACGGGATTCCCGGCTGGCCTTACGAACAGATTAAGTCCTGTGAGTTCATCAAAGGTGAAGAGTACACAATCACTGCTAAGTGGGGCTGGGAAGATGTACCCGCAACGGTAATCGAACTGACTAAGATGATTGCTTCTGAAACCTACTTCATCCGTGAAACCCCGTTGGGTGTCAAGGGTGAAAACCAGTTCGGTGCAATCCGAGTCCGTGAGAAGTATCATGTGGAGAAAAAGATGGAGCTTTATAAGCGTGACAAGCTAAGGATGGTTTAACCATGACGCTATCCCTTGTACGTACCTCCATTCGAGACGCTATCCAGGAGAAGCTTCCTGGTTGGCGCGTCTTTCCTCACCTGTCGGCTGTTACCCAGGTTCCAGCCGTGATTGTGCAACCTTCGACCGATGTGGAAATCCCGAGCGCTGAGTATCATGCCCAGTTCGGAGGAGTCACCAAGTGGTATCTTGACCTCACGATCCTTGTTCCCTTTAAGAATATGGATGTGGCTACAGAGCTGCTTGACCAGGTTGTAAGCGCCGATGGTCCTAAGAGTATCCCGTACATCATGAACCTCAAGAACACGCCTGCACTCAAGGATGTGTTCAGGACTCTGAAGTGTACGAAGATGCGTGACTACGGTGGCAAGTACAGTGCGATGGACATCGATCACATTGGAGCTTGCATCAAACTGGAAGTGGAGGAGCAATGCCGAAATACCGCGTTATCGGTGGGCGCAAGGTTTCTGGGCATCAGCCCGGCGAAGAGTACGAGCGTGAGTACCGACCCGACCACGAAGCCCGACTTCTGAAGAACGGCTTCATTGAGCGCGTTGAGGACGAAGAGGAAGACCCTCAAGAGGAGTCACCTGTTGAGTCTGAAGACGAAACCCCTTGGATTCATGTTGATGAGTCCACAAATGACTTACACACTGAAAGGAGGCTAATCCATGCCTGCTAACCCCTTTACCATGGAAGAGCCCGAAATCATCCTTGACGAAGTGGACGTGAGCTGCTGGGCGAACAACCTGGAAATCACGGCTTCCAAGGCTGAAGTTGAGGCTAACACGTTCTGCGGTCAGAACGTCCGTCCCGGCCTTGAAGAGTCCAGCTTTTCGTTTGGCTTCGTTCAGGACTTTGACGCTGCCGCTATCGACTCGGTCCTGTGGCCCCTGTGGGACACCAGCGCTGAGTTTGAGGTGAGTGTCAAGCCTGTCAAGGGTACGGCTACCTCTGCCACGAATCCCGAGTTCCACGGTACATGCCTTCTGCTTGAGTACCAGCCGCTTTCCGGTGGCCCCGGTGACCTTGCAGAATTCACTATCGACCTCAAGGTTATCGGCAAGCTGACCCGCGTCGAAGCGTAAGAAGTAGGTGGGGCACGTGGCTAAACAACCTGGTCTCAGTGTAGAAGCATCCATTCAAGACATTCAGATGGTCACGAATGCGCTTCGCGCTGTAGACAAGACGCTCCCAGCTAAGCTCAGAAAGCTACTGGGAAAAGCCGCGCGCCCCATCATGCGCAAACAGCGTAGAACCCTCCGTAGGCTCAAAGGAGCCCCGGGTACAGACCCGGACCTGCGGGATATCGTAGCGGAGGGTCTTAGGCTGACTGTCCGAACAGGTGGCGGTCGTAGAGGAGCGTCTTACCGCATCCGTACAACCATGCCACCCGCACCCAACCGAGGCGATCACTGGGCGATGCTACCGCGTGGTCTTGACACCTCGTTCAATGGTTGGCGCTCACCGTTTTTCGGTAACCGTAACCATTGGGTGCATCACCAAGTAGACGGACCTTCGTGGTTCATGGGACCTGCCGATGAGGCGCAGCCCGGTCTACAAAGGGAAGTCCATAAGATTCTGGCAATGTCGGCAGACGAGATTGCCGCTGCTGTAAACAAATCTCGCCGAAGGCGAGTGACACCAAAGGGGAAGTAATGACTACTAACGTTGAAGAGAACTTCGATGTTCTGGACGACCTGGACGAACTACTCGGCATGGACGACCGTCCGGTGGAGTGGCTGAACGTTCCTGAGTGGAAGCGCAAGGTTCGACTGCGGGGTATGACCTCCAACGACCGTGACGCTTTTGAACAGCAAGGCGCACCCGGCCCGGACGGCAAGGCGAACATCATTGGTCTACGTGCCAAGATGGTTGCTGCTTGCTGGGTCAAAGAGGACGGTTCTCGCGTTGTTCCTCCGAGCAAGGAGACGGCTCTAGGCAACATGGGTGCCAAGGGTCTTGACCGCGTGTTCCAGAAGTGTGCCGAGATGAACGGCATGACTGAAACCGCTCAGGAAGAGGCTAAGGAAAATTTCGCCGACGACCAGAGCGAGAACTCTACTTCCGACTAGCTGTGATGGCCGGGAGGCCCGATGTAGACGCTATGCTCCGTGAGGTCCCTGCAAAGACCATAACGGAGTGGCGCGCTTACGAGGAGCTGAACGGCCGCATCGATCGATCATGGGACCAACAGGCGTTGGCTATGGTTGATCTTCGCTTGCAGCAACTAATCCAGATTACTCTAGCTGCGAACAGCGACAAGGGTAAGACCAAGTACAAGGTTGATCCCCTTCCGCTTCCGTGGGAGAACGAAAAGGACATTGCCAAGCGAAAGCAGGCTACAGCCGTCAAACGGTCTGGTCCGAAACACGAGAAGTCCAAGAAGGACTTCTACGCGTCCCTTGCCGCGCGCAACAAGAAGCGTGGCGTAACCGCGAAGTCCATAGAAGAGAGCAAGGCTAAGGCCGCTAAGCTAGGGACTGAGACAACCAAGAAGGCAGGTGACCGATGGCGATTAACACATCACTAGGTTTTAACCTGACTAGCTATTGGGATGGCAGGGGAACACGAGACGCACGGCGTGACATCAGTTCAGTGGGCGCGGTTACTCGTGGCGTTGCATCAACTATTGGTGTTGCCATGGGTGCCGCGTCTGCTGCTGTCGCGGGTTGGAGCACTAAGGCTATCACTGCTGGCTTTAGTGCAAACACCCTGATGCAGAACACGCGCAAGGGTCTTGAAATCCTCCTAGGTGGAGCACAGCAAGCTGAGAACCAGCTTAAGAAGCTGTCAGCGTTTGCCAAGGAATCCCCCTTCCAAAAGACAATGTGGGTCACGGCCCAGCAACAGCTACTCGGTTTTGGCGTGCAGCTTGAGAAGGTTATCCCTCTTCTTGGTGCCATTCAGGACTCTGTCCTTGCCGGTGGCGGTACAGAACAGAACATTCAGCGCGTCGTGGAAGTCATGGCGCGACTATCCTCTACAGCACAGATTACACAGGGTGACCTGAACGAGCTTGGTACAGAAGGTGTCAACGCGGCTAAGGTCGTGGCTGGTGAGTTTGGTGTTACCGAAGCCAAGATGCGAGACATGATCGCTAAGGGCGAGGTCTCCGTTGACGAGTTCTACTCCGCGTTCATCGCTGGTTCTGACAAGGCGTTCGGTGGTATTGCCGCTGGGGTTCGTACCACAATGACGGGTGTCATTGACCGCCTCAAGGG